GGCTAATAAACACATCTAATACATCTATCGGTGCTGTAGCATTAGTGCTATCTATATTGTAGGTGGCACTATCTTTGACCATAGCAATGGTTTTTTCTTTAATGGTCCATTGGTTCAGACCTCTGTTAGCCCATTCAGCCAGCATCAAATTTAGACTTCTTGAGGCACTTTTCAAATCATAACCTGTGCGTAACTCTAAACCACAACGTTCAAATGCCTCTTCTACATAATCAGCAACATCTAATTCAAAATCTTTACTACCTGATAAAGCCATAACTAACTCTTATCTTCCTCTTGAGCGTAGAGATTGTCAAATGTAATTGCTGGATCAGTGTAACTTTCATGTGCCTCAGCAGTGTGAATCCATTGTGATGGAGAAAAATCAGGCGCACCTTCACCAGTCCTCCACAAAGCTGGGTTAGTTGCTCTCACTCTATTATTTGGCAAAGCCACAAAGTTTCCTGTGTATTCCTGTGCATCTGTCAAATACAATAAGTGACTTTGTTTATGCTGTGCTGGATCATCAGCAATACTATGATCGGTATAATCAACAGTAAATAAATATTTACCCATATAAAACTCACCATCAATTTTACAAAACCAAGGTGAGGAACTAACTCGATCCATTTCTACTACTGCATGATGATGACTTAAACAGTCCCAAGGTTGTGCTAGATGATCCTCCATGGGTTGCGGCCAATTTGGTAATGGTATATCAGCAACCAAAGCTTGAATAGGCATCCTAGCCCACATTGCACCACCATGGACATTTTCATCAGGATAACCTTCAAAATCAGTTTCGCAACCAGTGAAAACTACTTGAAAAGATAGAGACCTATCAGGAATTGTGTTGACTGCAAATGCAAGGGCATGTAAAAACTCACCATGTCCATGTTGATGGTTAGTTGTAAACTCTTTGCGTACCCAACATTTGAATTGGGGTACGTTACTTATTAAATACGCCACCTTATTTAATTAACTTCTACTTTTTAAATTTGTTTATGCCTTTGCTGAGTCCGGACATCATGCCACCTTTAGCTCTATACTTGGTGCCCTTCATCATGCCACCACCTTTAGCCATGCCTTTTGTGGATTTGCGTAAGACAGTTGCTTGACCTAGTGCTCTAGTACCACCACCCATAAGTGCTGACATGACAGACTTTGGCATATTACCGATGCCAGGATTCGCTTGCATTTCACTTCGCAAAGCAGCTCCTCCTTTTGCCATACCTTTGGTACCTTTCATCGCACCACCCATAGCCATGCCTTTGGTGCCTTTCATAGCGCCACCCATAGCCATGCCTTTGGTTTTTTTCATAGGTCCGCCTCTTGCTCTATACTTAGTGCCTTTCATTTTTATCTCCTTCCAAACAATCCCATGCTTGGTCTGTTAGTTATCATACCACCTTTTGCCACAAATGTTTTGACATTAGTTGGTTTGCCACCGACTCCTTGTTTTTTTGCTCTTTTTCTTCTCACTGCTGATTTAATTTGTGCCTTTGACATCCGTGCAGCTTTAGCAGCTGGCACACACTTAGGGTATTTTCTTTTGCGATCTTTTTCTAATTTACTTCTACCACACTTGGCATAACCACCACCTTTTTTTGGTGCACCAATATCCACCCAGTCTTGTTTAAACCACTCAGTAAGGCCTCCTTTACTTTTTGCCATGTGCTTTCCTTATTGCTGCCTTGCCCCTCTTAAATACATTAGCAATGCCTGTTTTGCCCATAACCTTAGCTCTTTGCTCACCAACAGTTAATATCTGTATTTTTCTCGCATAAGGTTTTTTTATTCTCTTCACTTTATTAACGGTGGCATTGGCATCCTTCATAGTTGCAAATTTTATACTTACTGTATCTTTTGGGTTCTCATCGGTATATAACCTACGACCTGAACCTTTTGGTTTTTTACCAGTGCCTACTTTTGGATCGCGCTTTTTTCTCATTTTCTTAATGCTTTTTTCAATCTTTTTCTGTATTTTGCACTTTTTCTTTTGGTGCCATCTGCTCTTTTAATAAGACCTCTAGCTTTAGCAGATGCTCTTTCACTAAAACCAAGTTTTTTACCTTGCCTTATTTTTCTCCTTATTGTGCTACCTTTAGCTACCATTAACTTCTAGGCACTCTTGTCTTTTTACGCTTTGATTGCATCATGGCACCACAACCTCTACCTTGGACCATAACCGCGCCTCCACTTTTCATAAAACCCATTTTGTTACGAACTCTTTTGGGTAACTTGGGTAATCCTTTATTATCTGCTGGTATCGGTTTGAGATTTTTGTTATTTACCTCACCACCAACTGCTTTTTTAGCGCCTTTATATTTACCACCTCTTTTCTTGTAAGTGCGCACTAACCAAGCATTAGCATAAGCACTTGGGTACACATCAAACTTGCGTTTTGCTTCTGCTTTGACTCTTGCATACAAAGATGGATTAGCAACATTGCTAGGAGCACCTGATTTTTTTGCAGCTCCACCTTTTTTCATTTTTATAGATTGCAATGTTTTTGCCTGTTTGGCATGAGTGCCACTTGCTTTTTTCAGTTGTTTAATTACTTTTCTAATTTTTTCTTTTGCCATAATGTTTACCAGTTTTTGCAAGACCAATAAGATGCAGTAAATACATCCTTCTTTTTTTGCACCGCATCACAGTTGTGTCGGGCCCGAAATGATTTACGCCTTGCTGGTTGTTGTTTTTTGATTGATAAGTTAGGATCGCCATATCTTACTATTTTAATTTGATCGCCTTTTTTAGCTAACACTGCAAACTTTTTATTTTTGCCTGGTGTGCGTTTTTGTTTGTTATACCCCGAAAAAGTCTCCCCTCGATAGGATAATCTACCACTGGGGAGTCTTTTTACATCTTTTGTAGTGGCCACATTAATAGTTTTTTACAAGTATCAAAATGATGCTATAAGCATCACCACTTGAATGTCCTACTGTAGTGAAATCAATATCACCAGTAACGCCTGAACCAGCGTTATTAGGAATCCCTGTAAATTGGTCAAAGTATTCATCACCTGAACTATCAGGCGCTAAAGTGACAGCTAAAACATTGGTGCTGGCATCAAACTCGATGTCTACACCCATGCCTCGGCAAAACCAGTGTATTCTTTGGATAGTAACACTGGTGCACGCTTCACCTCTCTCATTAGCTGATAGTGCTGATACATCCACTTTTTTAACAGAAGATTCACCAGTGCCATCAGATTCATTTGTAAACTTTAATATAGCTAGTCGCTTACCATCTTGAATGGTTTGCGAGGTTACTGTATCAGCCATAATTTACTCCTACTATAGTTCTGTTACTGCTGTTCTCTCTTTGTAAGCACCAACGTAGTCTACACTTAGAGTTTTTGCTGCTGCCGCACCGTTTTGTATGCCAAAAGAAAGGGCTAGCTCTTCATCATCAGGAGCATTAGTGCTCACCACTGTTCCAGCTAATACATTATTTTGATATACATGAAACTTTTGGTCCTTTGGATCATAAATAAAACCCAAAGTCATAAAAGTATCATCTGCCAGTGCATTAGGCAAAGTTAGTGTAGATTGTGAACTGTCTTTTTCTACAATAAAACTAATACTGGTCCCACCATCTGACTTCAAAAAGAAAATTCCATCAGTCACATCAAGTGGTGTAGTATCGGTCAGTTGTAAACCAGCAACAATATCAGTTTCCGTAGCATCATTAGTTTTAAATCTAATGTGAAAGCCTATCTGCTTACCAGCTTCATACTTATAACCTTCTTTTACTAATTGAAAAAAATCATGGTCATTGTCACCAGCTGCATTAGTTACTAACAGAATACCACCATCGCCATCAGCTAGCGCCTCGGACGCTGAACCTGTGCCATCTTCGGTTGTTGTAATTGTCCAATCGGACGCTAAGTAAGTATCAAAATCATTGAAATATTGATGATACTTATGGGGTGCTGGCGCTTTTAATTTACCTAATGTTCCATCACTGGAAACATTGGTCACGCCGGATGTAAAGTGTGTAGTCATAATCAGCCTCCTATAAAATTAGCCATTGCAAACACCATGTCTGCAACAATCATTTCTACAGTATTGATAATACTCTTTGGCTGTTATTTGTGCAACTAAGTAGCTAGTAACAACTGCAAATCTCTTATTGTGCTTTTGGCATCTTTGAACAGTATGCCGACACCACCAGCAGCCTCCCAAGCTGCAATGTTATCTGCTCTATCATCGATCAAGACCCTATCAGGCTTTGCAAAAAATGCCTTATCCTTGCCTTTAAATGTTGCTGTAACAACCACCTTGGAGTCAACATATTTACGAATCCAATAGATTTTATCATTGATTACTACTTGCCGGTTCTTAGTGCCTGAACAGGTTAAAACCTCCCACTCCACTCCACATTTCTGTAAGAAAAGTTTGAGGTTTAACATGCCTGACATGACTGGTAATTTCTTAAATAAACCTTTATTACTCAGCTCCACTTTGCGAGCATCATAGTCTTTTTGGTCTGCTAAAGGTGCATTAAGAAACTCCGGACCCTCGACACCTTGGATGAAGTCTGCCAAAACTCCATCCATGTCAACAAATATTTTAGTTATCTTTGTCACTTATAAGCCTCTCTAAGTTGATTTGGCGTAAACTTTGGGGTGTAACGCCAAGTTACAACTGCATCTTTTGCCATTTTTTTTGCACAAGCATCACTAATGAATTTACCCAACCAATAAGCATCGGTATCATACCAGTTGTCGACCTCACAAGACTGATAATCCCAACAAGATAACATATTGTAAATATCCTTTGCTTCTAACTGACAAACCCCAACACCGCTATATAAGCTGATACAAATACCATC